GTTTTACGGGCTAGGGTTGCACGTTGTCAGGACACTTGAACAAGCTTTGGATGTGATGCGAAAAGAGACGATATGAAAATCTACAAAGTGTTAGTTGATGAATTGCCAGAAAAGTGTGGTGGATGTCCGTTGTTTGACACGGAATATTATATGTGTTGGGGTACGGGAACATGGGATAAAATACGCGAGGATGATAAACGTCCTGATTGGTGTCCGCTTGAATATCGCGAACATATACTGTCAAAAGATTGTTGGTGTAATCCTACTGTTGAAGATTATAGGGATGATAAAAAATGACAAAGCGTAAACCAGACGAAGCACCTGCCGCGATTTTAATAATCATAATTATCACCTGGCTCACGTTGCTTTGGGCGATGTGGTACCGGTTGCGCGTGATTGAATTAGTGTGCAGGAGAGGATGATGCCAGAATCAATCGGTGAGCTCGTGCTATGTGCTGAAGGCCAACGCCTGTATGACGAATACAATAAGATGTTCGACGACGAAAATAATTCAGAGGATGACATGCTGGACGCGTGGGACGCGTATTATGAGCACCGGATGATTTGCGATGAATGCCAATACAAGTAAACAATCTTAACAATTCCGTCAATTACAGATTATCTATTGACAACATAGAATAAATGTGCTAATGTGGTACCATGATTATTGGTATATCGTATCAATCCAATCTATTACCTCCGGAGGGTAACAATATGTCAGTCTTAGGAATTTTAGCAATAATTTTCTTGTTGTCGTTTCTTGTCGAAGCGATGGTTGAGTATATCTTTGGCAAGCTGTTCGATCACGTGCCAGTGTTGGTGCCTTATAAATGGCTGTTGCAGTATGTGGCTTTGGGCTTTGGCGTTTTGGGCGCGTTTATATATAAGTTTGACGTTATCAGTCTGTTGTCAATCTGGTTGGAAACGCCGATAGAAATACACCCGTTCGGGATTACCATCACAGGACTTGCCATTGGTAGGGGTAGTAATTTTATCCACGACCTGATTAAGAAATTCTTCCAACAAGATCCACTGGTGACGAACAACACTGTATATAACACAGTCACAAAATAAGGGGGCGTCATGGATGCAATCATCATAGCAGTCATAGGACTGGTTGGCGTGTTGGCAGGAAGCCTTATAACAAATCTATTCTTGAGAAACAAAGTCAATGCGGAAGCTGATAAAACATCCAGCGACGCATGGCAGGGGTTTGCAAACAAAATGGAATCACGAGTAGAAAAACTTGAGACGTTGGTAGACAAGCAGGAAAAAAAAATAACCCGATACGGAAACCGGATTATTTATTTAACCAAGGGGATTGAGATTCTGGTCAATCAGATTTTGCAGGACGGGAAAGACCCTTGCTGGATGCCTAACGACTGGCACCCGGACGCGGAGGACTAATGACAGAAATGACCGTTTATCAAGGGGAATATAAAGTCTACGAATGTACCGCAACCGAGGACAGCGCGGCTTTAGTCCTGACAGGTGCGGCTATTTATTTCGCAGCGTACAAGTCCAATCCACCAGCAACATACACGGATGATTCCAATGCCATTATCGCCAAGAGTACGGTTAGCGGTATCACCATCACGGACGGGGCAGCTGGTGAATTTGAGATTGAATTCGAGAAGGCTGATACTCAATACCTGGAGACGAACCGGAAGTATCTATACAGCATCGAAGCCGTTCTATCAGGCTACACAGACCCCGTAGTATTGGACGTTGGCACGATTGAGATTCTACCAAGCTATGTGAGGGCGGTATGATATGGCGATTACGACCACGATTAGCGATAAAGCAGGGGAGAGGAGTGTAACGATGAATAGTGCGCAGAAGTTGTTGGTGTTGTTGGGAACAAAAGCATATCATTATTATTTACGCGATTTGTTTTCCGGCACAATCGCAGCAGGTTCGGTAAATGGTACTTATGCAACAGATGGAATGCATATAAGGTCAATAGTTGATACTGAAAATAAAATTTCCATTGGTTCAGACAGTATTATTTTTGCAGGCGGAAAAGCATCAGCTGCATTAGGCGATCCAATGTTAAGTTATACACAACCATTTAACCGTATTCCAGGATTAACGCTGGATATTGAATTTATGGCAACCATTACAAATCAAGGGACGTTTGGATTACATAGTTCACAGGATGCTAGTTGGAATATAACAGAGGGGTTTAGAATATTAAGTGGTAAATTTTACGATGCTGTATCAACAACGGATTTGGCAACAACTCATTATAGTAATGGACACAAATTGGCAAGAGTTGTATTAAAGGCAGTTGGTTATAATTTATACACAAGTGACGATGGTGGATTAAGTTGGTTGTTAGAACATGAAAACACTACATCAACAACAAACCCACTCTATTTAGTTTTTCAAAGTTATAATTTTACAGGTTCATTTAGAAAACTATCACTTTTCACAGGAATAAAACCGCTACCAAATTATATTTATGATGATTTTGATAGAGCAGATACAATAGCAAATGCAGGATCAGAATTTGAACTTGGATCATTAGGACAAACAGATCAAGGCATAAAATGGACAGCATCAGGCGCGGCTTTACCGTTTATTTCCAGCGAATCAATGGTAATAAATGCCGAAGGCGGGGCTGGATATGGAATATTAGCATTTCCAACAAATATAAATCCTAAAACCCTGACAGGAAAAATAGAATGGAATACAACATCTGGCGTGGGTGATGAAGGATTAGGTGTGTTGATTTCTGGTACAGCCTTATTAACCGATATGGTTCATTGCATATTTTATCTTGATCATTATGTGGTAACAATTTGGGATAACGCGGATTTGGGTACTCATATTCAGCTAGGCGAAAATATTTTTGCCGCATGTGCTGTTGATACCGAATATACAATAGGAATGCGGGTTGATGGAAATACTGTTTATATTACCTGTCCAGACGGTCAAATATTTTCGCATACAAACGCAGCAGTAAGCACGCATTGGGGTAGAAATGTATGTTTTGAATTAGTACATAACATAGGTTATAACGAACAGCCAAAATTTAATAATGTTAGAGTTGATTGGTAATAAAGGAGCACACACATGGCAAACGAGTTCACACACGCAGACGCGGTAGGGGAGCGGGATGGATAAGGCTGTGAAGTTTGAAGCGGAATTGCGACAAGTCAAGTCGATGGCGGATCGGTCATATAACCTGATACTAAACATACCTGAGTATGAAATAGACCAGGCGCGAGAATTGATGGGAATGTTGTTGGATCACGTTGCGGTGGCGATAGTGAAAGTAGCAAAGAGCGATGATAAAGAATACGGCGGTAGGTTGAAATGAGTAAATATAAAGACGAAACAAAAGCAGCGGTTATGGCGGCCTTATTAACAGGTCAGTCTGTTTCGTCTATTGCTAGAGAATATGACATACCAAAGGGGACTGTTTCAAACTGGAAAAGAAATACAGGAGGTACGATAAAACGTACCCAAAAAACAGAACACATTGGAGAGTTGCTAATAAGATATTTACAGTCTAATTTAGAAGCATTATCAGCACAAGCCGAACAATTTAAAGACAAGGAATGGTTGAGAAAACAGACGGCTTCCGATGCTGCTGTATTACATGGCGTTATGACTGATAAGGCAATCAGACTATTAGAAGCATTATCGAAAACGAGTGAAAATGTTACCAGCGATACAAACACCATCGATTAATACCGGATCATTTAACTTCGGGAATAAAAACCTGATACCACCATCACGGTTTAAATCATGGCGTGATTGCTTGCAGTCTCTATTTCCTGATTATGTTGATAAACCATTTGGAAAGCGTCACATAGATTTTTGGGAGTGGATTGAATCAATTGATACAAAAAAGAAACCGCGTCCATTTATAGCGTTATGGCCTAGAGGTGGAGCTAAGTCAACCAGTGCTGAAATGGCGTGTGTTCGGATTGGTAATAAGAGAGTAAGGAAATATATCTGGTATGTTTCCAGTACACAGGACAAAGCAGATAAGCACGTCGAAACAATCGGGGCAATGCTTGAGAGTAGTAACGTCGAAAGATATGACCAGTCATTATCAAGCAGAAAACTTGGTAAGTATGGACACTCTAAAGGTTGGAGACGCTCCCGGTTGAGAACTGATAGCGGTTTAACTATTGATGCACTTGGATTAGATACTGGTACTCGTGGAGCAAAGATAGAGAATCAGCGTCCTGACTTTATTATATTTGATGACGTTGACGAAAAATTTGACACACCAAAAACGACACAGAAAAAGATTGAAACAATAACAACTTCCATTCTTCCAGCCGGATCTTCAAATTGTGCAATTTTGTTTATTCAAAACTTGATACATGAAAATAGTATTGCCTCTCAATTAGCAGATGGTAGAGCTGAATTTCTTATGGATAGAATTGTCAGCGGTTCGTTTCCTGCTGTTGATGGATTGGTGTATGAGCAAGTATTCGATAAAACACTAAACAGAAATCTTTATAAAATTACTGGTGGTATTTCTACTTGGGAAGGGCAATCTGTTGATGTTTGTCAATCTCAAATGAATGAATGGGGATTGACCGCATTTCTTCAGGAAGCACAACATCAAGTAACGTTGACTGGTGGTATTTGGGATCATGTTGAATTTAGACATTGTAAATTTGATGAATTGCCGGATTTTGTGAGGGGATGTGTGTGGTGTGATCCGGCGGTTACATCAACCGATGAAAGTTGTGCAAATGGTATAATTGCAGATGGTTTAGCAAGAGACGGAACAATTTATAGATTGTTTTCTTGGGAAGCTATTGATAGTCCAATGAATATATTAAAACGATCCATTAGAAAAGCTATTGAGTTTGGTTTTAATTATGTTGGAGTTGAA